TTGCTTCTGCCGCCCTCATTAAGAACCGATATTCCTCCTCAAGGGTCACTGCCTCTCTTATGCCCTCTAATATCCCAACATAGTCAGCGTGGGCATAGGCGTAAACCTCTTGTTTGCCTAAAACCTCAGTGCCCGCTTGACTCATAAGTTGGGCTTTTCTGCTTTTCCTGAATTCCTCAAGATACATTCGGTCGGCTTTGGCTTTGGCGTACAAAGGAGCGGTATCGATTAGGTATTGAATGGCTTTGGTGGGTTCGTTCATACATCCTCTTGCTTGTAGTTCAGTTTGTGGTGCTGAAAACGCATTGCCGCTTCCATTTCCAATTCAGCAAAAGCCTCTTGTGACATACATCCCACAATATCACGCCCAGAGAACCAGACTTCTTTGATTGACTCGTTATAGGTGGATTTGTCCTCATCCATTTCGTATTGATAGACAACAGTAACTACTTCGCTACCCTGACCGATTGTTGTGTCAAATTCCCATGTATTCATAATATTCACCCTTGTTAAAACCTTTAATTTACTCTTGTTTGTTTCTTTTTCTATTGGGACTTACCCTTAGATAAGCTCTTCTTTCACCATTACTTCAACCATGCCAACAGTCCCGTAAACCTTCGTAGAGTGAAGTGAAACAATCTGACTGTCATCTAGGAAAACAATCCCGTTCATCCCATCAAATACCGCTTTGCAAAAATTATCGATATCACTTTTCTTTGTTGGGCGCTCCTCTCCTGATAAACAGGCTTGGGTTCTCTTTTTACTGTAACTGGCTGGAATCGGTAAGGTTATGTAGATATACGCTCCCACAGGGGTTTCTAGGGGTTCGCTACTGCCCATTGCTATTTGTGCCGCCTCGCTGACCTTAGTTTCATAGTCAACAGTAGTTTTAGGACTGTAAGTTGATACGAATTTTCCCCTTCTCGCAAACCTTGGCCTACCCTTGGGTACTGGTGTTCCTTCAACCATAAAAGTCACCATGAAGCTCATAGTAGTGTCCCATCTTGCATTTGTTTCATAAAAGCTCGGATTCTGTCTCTAGCACCAGTGCCATAGATTCGCTCTGCCCTCTCAAGCCTCGCCCTGATTAGGTCACGATTCTTTCCCCACTCCCAATTCCGATACAGCTCTCTTGCCTCTGCTTGCTCAAGGATTACTCTATCGCTTGGGCCTTGAATGTTACGTCTGCTCCAGGTCACCAGTTAACTCCAATGCTTTGTTTATCAGATGTATCGGAAATGGTACACCCTCCTTCACTCTGTCTAGCAGTCTCATAGCTTCAAAGTAGTTCATACAAATAAAAGTTGTTGGGTTTTTACAGTTGTTCCAGAGTCATATCTCTGTGAGTCACCTTTTGGATACGGCATAACTTCGTATTTCAGCTTAGACCGCATGACTTTTTTGTCAGTCTTTGACCCGTGAAAGATGATGTAACGATGCTTCCTTGATCGTTCGACATAGTAAAAGTCATCGCCATGAAGCTCTTTTATCTCTGCCAAAGTCAGGCCATCACCAATAGTTTTGGCGTGTTTATGCTCTTGTCCTTTGATTGTCCAATCAATTCTGTTTGCTGATAAACCCGTGTAAAGAAAATTGGTGGCTTGGTAAACGTAGCCGACATGACCTTTGCTTGTGTCGGCAAACGAAACCACAATCATTGGTTTTGGCAATAACTTAATTGAGTTCGCAACAAGGAATGATGCTTCGTTTTTGTGGTTGTCCAACAAACAGACTCGGTTTAGCTCTAAAACTTTGTCTGAGTATTCTTTGCCACAGATTCCCATGCAAAGTGGTGGTGATGCGGGAATGCCATAAGTCACTACGCCAACAAGAATGTCATCTTTGTAAAGCCCAAACGCAAACATTATTTGTGGCATCCGCTTGGCATAGTGTTTCTCAAGCAACCAAGGCTCAACCTCGAAGTTGTTAATTGGAAGAACTTTCATTTGTCCTCCACTTATGCTTCTCAAGCCACTTCTTAGCCTTCTCTTTGGCTTCTAGAGCTGCTTGTTTATCGGCTTGGGTAGCTTGCTTTACGATCTGCAAAACCTCTTTAGTTGGGATGTGTGGCCCTTGATTGCATAGATTCCTAAACTTGATTGCGCTCGGAATAAACTCACCCTCTAGTTTGGCAATAGCAAAGTCCATGCTTGGTCTGTATGTCAGGAAACGACCTAGTTGGTTTTTCCATTCCTGACGAACAAACTCTGGGTCTATGCCATCAAAGTGACGATTAAATGGTGTTCCAAAGATTGCCATCATTCTCGCAAAGATGTAATCTAATCCTTGGTCTTGCGTACAAAAATCAGTTTCCAAGTAGTTTGACATTGCCACCTCCAATTAAACCTCTTGTTAAACCAGAGATAACTCTTTGGTTCATCTGACCAGTTTTGCTTAGGTTTTCGTCTTTAACCCAATCAGCTTTGAAAGACTGCCAGTTTCTGACAATGGTTTCTTTCAATGCGTCTTCTAAAGACCACCCAGCAATAGTTGCTTCCTTTTGTATGCCATCAATAACCAACTGAGTGACACGAGCTTTCTTTGACTTACGATGAGAAACAAACTCTTGCCAAACAGAATTAGAAACGCCGTCAGGCGGTGCAACGATAGTTGCTTTCTTTTTGTGTTCTGTGTCTTGTGTTATAGGTAATGTGTTATGTGTAGCATTGCCTTCGGATTGCGTTTGCAATGCGTTCGCATCACTAACTTTATTCCACCTTGCTTTAGCAGAAGCACTTGCCTTCTGAGATTTGTCGCCAACCTTCTCAATTTCCTTGTTGGCACGATGATGTATCCATCCATCCGCAGTGCGCTCAAAAAACTCTTGCAATACAGTCGCAATGCAATCGCTATGCGAACGCATCCTAATCTGTCTAGCTATTTCATTTAAGTCAAGTGGTATTGAAGATTCATGCAAATAGTACCAATCAAGCAATCGCCTGTAGGTCAAATCTTCGATCTCAGAAAGGTGCATGGTGTGACTGTTGTAGTCACCAATATTGAACTGGTAGTAGTGCATATATTCCGCTTTTTAAACCACCCTTAAAAGGAATTGCCAGCAGGAGAAGGGTTAACTCTTTTCGGTTGGGTAGCAACTCCCGACCTAGCTGGATTCCATAATATCAAACTAATTCTACTTTGTAAACTCAAATAAATTGATTATTTGTGATTTCATTTGTTGGTTTTCTGCCAAACAAACGAATAGCTTGGTTGTTCATAGAAGCATATTCAGCCTTAGTGAAGATACCTTTAGCGTTTCTAATGTCAAACGGGTTTAGCAGATCACGAGGCTCTTCAACCTTTTCAGCCTCAATCATGTGCGGTTCTAACGTGTACTGAGAAACCCAAGACCGACCTAACTTAATTTTCCCAATTTTTAGCTTCTTCTTGTAGCTCATCTTGGTGCAACAAGCTGCAATAGATAGTCTTGGTATGCCTGTTAAATCCTCTAATTGATAGGAAGTAAGTGGGCCATTTTGTAATGCTCTGATAACTGCTTCTTGGGTCATTGGTAAAGTTCCTGAATGTTGATGGGGCGGTTTATGTGGTTTTCTATTGTTCTGCAAAGCAAAGCGGTCACTGCGGCATTGAAGTCCTCTGGTTCGGTTACATAAGCATTTGCCATTGTGATTGCGTAATCAAGCAATGTCTCAGCACACTTTTGTTCAATTTGTTCGATGTTCATGCCTGTAGCCTAACATGATAAAAAAGTTGCGTAAATTAGGGAAAACCCCTATGTAAATTCAGGAAACTGTGTGGCACATTATGGGTGTGGGCAACAAAAAGCCTACATTTTAATAAACAAACAGGAGTGAATATGAAACATCAACCAGCTTTTCCTTGCCAGTATGAAGAGCATTTGCCCACGTGGAATGGCATGACCTTGCGTGACTACTTTGCGGCATCTTTTGTGTCATCAGGTCATGTGTTTAAAAGCATTTCTGATGGCAATACCCCAGAACTTGTGTCAGAGCAAGCCTACTTAATGGCAGATGCTATGCTGAAAGCAAGGGGCGAATGATGCCGATTCTTAATGGAAAAAAGGTTGTAGACCTAGAAGTAGATGGGGTGGTTAGCGGAGATTATCCAGATTTCTGTGATGCCTACTTTTCAAGTGGATGCTATGAAGATGGAACACCATTGACAGAAGATGAGTTAAACAAGCTCACCGATCTGGCGGGTGATGTTCTATGGGAAATGGCTTTCGAGAGCCTCACATGAAATCAGTATTTGTACAGTATTCTGAACATTTTTCAGACATCCACTACTGCCCTTATTGCCTGGCAATCAAGGGAGATAAAATAGTCTGTTGCCAAGAAGCAGACTTTATCGAGTTCAAGGATTTATATCCCGAACAACAAAAAGAGATCATTCAACAAGAGTTAAATGAAAATCAAAGGAGTTAATCATGGGTGTACATAAA